ATGAGCCAATCTGTTTATCAACGTAAGAATGGAAAATGGAATGCTGATGTTGCTATAGATGGCGAACGTCGGACAAAAAGTTTTGATCGAAAAAAAGATGCTCAAGAGTGGGCAGTGCTTTCCGAGAGAGATCTTATTTTAAATAAACGTACTCGTGACGCATTGGATAAACGGAATATTGTTTTGACTGTGGCCGAGGCTTTACGACGTTATGCAAGTGAAGTATCGGAATTTAAGAAAACTGGTAAAAAAGAGAAGCAACGGATCCGTTATTTTATTGATACTTTACCAAATACGGATTTTCCACTGGTAAAGTATCGTGCTGAATATCTGGTACAGTATCAAGATATGGTAATGAAGCGGTCGATCAATCCTTTATCTGCATCGACTGTATTGCGTGATTATTCGACGCTGTCTGCATTTTTTAACTGGTGCCGCAGGGATAAGGGCTGGATTGATTTTAATCCTGTAGAAAGCGTTAGAAAGCCAAAGAAACCGGCACATCGTGTCCGTCGTGTTGAGCTGGATGAAGTGGACAAGATCCTGACAGCTTTAAATTATGTTCCTGGTACTGTGCCTACTACGAAGATGCAGCAAGTGGGCTTGATTTGGCTCATTGCGATGGCCACGGGTATGCGGTCGGGGGAAATTGTCGGTCGGAAGATTGAGGATATTTTACTGGATCGGGATTGTGTGATTCTTCCGGATACGAAAAATGGTACCAGTCGAGTTGTACCGCTTGATGACTATGCAAAGGATCTGTGGATCTTGGCTCTGCGGATCCGCAGAACGAACAATTCAAGCAAAGTTTTTTCTGTTTCTGACGGCAGCCGTGATACGTTGTTTAGAAAAGCCCGGACTGTGGCCAAGCTTGATGATGCAGATCTAACATTCCACGATAGTAGGCATGAGGCGGCAAGTGTGATGGCCAAGCGGATTAAAAATGCTTTAACTTTATGCAAAATCTTCGGTTGGAAGGATCCTAAATTTGCTCTGGTCTATTATAATCCGACAAATGATGAGATCGTGGACGAGCTTAATCAAAGTAGATTTAATCCTTTGTATCGGAAAAAGGTCATAAAGGTAACGGATTATCAAAGGCTGTCGTAATTGATTGTTTTTATAGTGTGATTTTGGATTGTTGGAAAGGTAACTTTCGGGTGTAAAAGCGGTAACGGGTGTTACCGCTTGGTGTGATTTAAAGAGGTGTCATTTCGTCCTGTACCTGTTTTAGACGGAATTGGGCTTTGTCCAGTACGGTGATGAGGTCGCCTTTGGATAGGTGGGCGACATGATCACTGGTGCCGTCCATACCCATAACTGCGATCATGTTGAGGGTGGCTCTTACTTCGTCTATGAGGTCGGCATGGGCTTGGGTGATGCCGAATTCGATTTGTTTTGTCATTGTTATTCTCCCCGATGCTCAATCATATTTTTTGGGGTGCTAAATACCCAGCATTTGCAGGTTTTTCCTGTTAAACGACTACTGACTGCCTGATTGCTTTGCATAAATACAGGGTGTGGTTGATGGCTGTTGAGTAGGGCAGTGGTGAGTTGTGGGCGTGGTGGTAAGCCTTCTATGATTTGGTAGAGGTTGACTAGGCTTAGGGCAATGCTGTGTGGTTTTCTGCTGTGGTTGAGTTTGTCCAGACCGTAGTTGTGGATTGCACTCCAGAAGCTATCGAGTGTTTGCTGGTGGATAAGATTGTTTTGATCCAGTGTGAGGCATTGCAGGGGCAAGGTTTCCCGATGGATTTTGTTGCGTGTGTACCAGATGACTTCGACATCTTGGATGATGCCTTGCTCATCGTGGTTGAATTGGGTGATGGTGAATAGTGGGCTGCCTGAATTAAGCTGTACTTTTGCGCCGATGTGCAGTTGATTTGGGTTGTGTTGAAGGTTGTATAGGGTGGCTGCCATTTGATTAAAGGCGTTGATGTAGTCTGTTTTGAACTGTAGGGCCTGTTTTCCTGTAAAGCCCATGACTAAAAGTGTAAATCCATCTTTGGTCAGGTTATATGCAGGTGCTTGTTGTGTTCCACCCTTACCATTTTCATATTCAGCGATTACCTCCTCAAAATTGAGGAGGTAAAAATCGGAATCACATTCTGATTTTAAGTTTTCAATAGCACGTATTACATTGTCATGTCGTTTTGCAAAAATTTTGGCGACTTTTAGGCTGTTAGTTTTGATTTGCTGGTTTTGGATAAAGACGGCATCGTTGAGGTCAAGTGTGTTCATACGCTTGCCCCTTTGATTGTTGTGATGATTCTTTGGATGAAAGTTGGTTTTTGGGCAAAGTTTGGGGATTGAATACGTTGATAACAGATTCTATCGAAATGACTTTGAGTTAGGCGGATTTGTGCCTGTGTTGATTTATTCATTATGGCTTTCCTTTTGAAAGGTTTTTATAGCCACCAAATCTGCGAAAACTTGGTGGCAGACCGAATGAGGTTCGCAGTACCGTCAAAAGGAACGGCAGGCTTTCGCCTCCCCATCCGATCTACCATAACGAAAGGTGTACGGATTCTTCAGATAAAAAAATACCGCTTGAGCAGCGGATTCTATCTGCCTTTTGATTGCGAGCTGCGAAACTCGACCACTCATGTGGAGTGGTAAAATTATCGTAGTAGACCTTGAAGTTTTTGTCAACGCCCTTAAATAAGTTAGGTTGTTATTTTTCTAACAATGTTGAAGCTATAACTAAAGATTAGATCGGTAACGGCGTTAATTTAAACTTGAGTAAGTGAGTATTTGAATATGCAACAAAATGAAATTGATGAGTCCTTAAAGTTAATTACTGCATCTGATGCAAAAGTTAATTTAGAAACACTGATCCCCTATATTAAATCTAAAGTTGAAGATTATTTAGCTGCACATGCTGCGTCAGAATCAACTTTGGTATTGTCTGATCTGTTGACTAAAGAAGATTATGATCAGAATTGGGTAATTGCTCAGTGTCATAGTATTTTAAGTTATATTGATTTGTTTTATGCCGACCATTTTCTGAATGTTGTTAAAGAACGTGATCTTGCTGAGGTGACAAAAGAATTTATTTTTACGTTTAAAGCGTTTAATGGAGACCTTAAACGGCTAAATTTGAATGTTATATATGATGCACGCACAGACGAAATGTTAGGCGAGATATTTGATAGTAACTATGTTAGTGCTCAAAATGCTTTCGTAACAGCAAAAATGCAGGCTTTATACGCGGGATGTCCTTCTGCAGGTACAGCTGAGTATCTGGCAAAATTGGTTCCATTTATGATTCGACAAGCTCTAGAGCTTAAAATTAAGTCTGAAATGCTTGGAATTGCATATGCTGTAACCAAAAACACAGATAATAGCTTTAAATCTAAACAAATTATGATTAGTGAATGTATTGACTTTTTGGGAGATCAAGGAGCTACATTTTTTAATTTACCTGTTGAAATCAAGGTAGAGGACTTAAAAATAATTAACAAATGGTCGAATAATTTTATTCATACGGGCTTACATGAGTATTCATGGTTAGTTAAAACAGCTATTGATGTAATTGAGCCTTTATTTTCAATTAAAGAAAATGGTGAGATTAGTACTGATGGCTTCAAGTTTAGGTCTGAGCAATTTAATTTCGATAGTTTACATAGTGCGTTGCAAAGTAAGTTTGGTCAAAATGTGCATTTTGCGATATATCAGTCAGAATAATGGATAGTTTAGAAAGGGGCAAAAGCCCCTTTTCTTTATTTAAATAGATCACCTTGTTCACCATCGGGTTGATAGCCAAGCTCTGCCAGTTTGCTTTGTAGCATCTTGCTAAAGACCTGCTTTTCCTGTCCGATTGCCATTTGGCGCATTTTCATGATCTGCATGAGTTCGTTATGGGTGGATTTGCCTTTTATAGCGATGCCGTCAGTTTCGTAGTCATGTAGGACTTTTGCCCATTCGATTTGTAGCTGTAGTAGCTGCTCGGCTGCGGTGACATTTCCCATTGCTTTCATGATTTTGGTATTAATACGAGCAAGATAAAAATATGCACGGTCAAATTGAATATGAATAACATCATCTGGGGTGGTAGGGCTACCACCTTGAGCAGCAATAACAGGGCTTTTGAACTGTTTTATTGCATATAAAAGTATATTTTCCTCATCTAAAAGGCTCCTTTTTGCTGTTCGCCAATCTACACCAGCGAGGTCAGTTAGGTATTTTGCAGGTACATAGTTGATATTGTTCCATGTAATAATTGGAAGTGTACAACCATGAAAGTAGATGATGTCTGTGATTTTTGCGGTAGTTTGAGTGGTCATGTTGGTTGTTCCTTAATATGAAATAGTCTGTTTATCAAATGCCATAGCGTATTTGGTCACATCACTGGCTTTCCAGCGTGGGACATAGGTATCTTTGGTGGGTAGCATTCGTGCCGGTGGGAACTGCTTGTGGTTCATGATGTGTTTTTTGGTGTAGTCAAGGCTGTAACCAAAATAGGCAGCGATGTCATGTTCGTCCCAGAGTTGTTGATCCAGAGGTATGGTTGGACGATGGGCGATTCTATCGACCATTTTGTTAATGATCTTTTCAAGTTGGGATAGGTCTGCCATATTTTTTTTAACCTCTCGACAATACGCTGGCCAGTGCAAGTGAAATGACAGTAGCCAAGGTGGTTATGCTGAGAGATGCAATCAGTGCATGTAGGAAATTACGGCTTATCCAGAAACAGACCAATAGCATCACAAATGCCATACCAAGTACGGTAAGCATGATTTTTAGTGCAAATGGGTCATATAGCGTTGGTATGAGTACGATAAGTGCATTAAGATATGACATGGCTTTAGTCCTCTAAGGCTAGACTTTCAGGGTCGATAAATGGCAACTCATTCGGATTGAAAAGATTGGCGTCTGGAGATCCGTTTGAGTTGTCGATTTCTTTTTTGATTCGATTAGCTAGATCTTGAATGACCGCTAATGTTTGTCGTGTTGCGCCGTATAAATACGGATAGTTTTTTGCATTTGTCTTTACTTCATCTTCAGCAACAATATTTTCGAGTATTGCGACTGTTTCATTGATACGAATAATTAAGTTATCAAGCGCATAGGCTTTAAACTGTAGATCCTCATTTTGCTTCATGGTTATTTCCCCTTGGCTTGAAGTAGGTTCGGATTGGTAAATATCCAGCATTTAACGGTACGGCGACGGTCGGACACTTCATTGTCTGCATCGACGTTTTTACTGGCATCCGCTGGATAGCGGTTTGAGCTGACAGCTCGGTTGGTTTCGATAAATTTGTACTTCTGTGATGTCTTGAGTAGATCTTTGATCAAAGTGATGTCCGGCAGCTTCTGATAGTGCTGTGCCGCAACTTTGTAGATTTCGTTGAGATTGATTGCGACGGTCTGGGCATCGTGATCATGATGGTTGAGGCTGAATTGAGCCGATCGACCAGATTGCAGATATTCAAAGGCTTCCCAAAATTGCTCGACTTCTTTGCAATCACCATTCAGCTGATCAACCCGGGCTTGTGCCATTTCCATGAGCATGTCCTGGGCTTTGGCCACTTCCTCATAATCTAGTACACCATCAAGTACATGCTCGGCCAATGCTTCAACCAGTGCTGCAACTTGTGCATGGCATAAAGCGATCCGGGTATGGGTAATGCCGGCACTGTGGTATTGGTCCTCAATGCTTTTTAAACGATCTTGGTAGGTTTGCAGGATTTCGTTTTCTTTACGCAGGCAATGGGTCATGTAGGTGCATGTATCTTCAAGATCCATGCGGTCAAGCGTATCGACAATACGTTTGGTTTCGAGTGACTGGCCTTTCCTGTCAAAAAACAGGTGCAATGTACGGGTCAAAATCGCTTCTGATGCAGCAATGGACGTATTTTGGCTGATCATGATTGCGCCACGGAAGGGTGGCTCATACGTTTCATTCCCTGCATTTTTGATACCTTTTGAACGAATTGCACGACCGTTAAATGCATCCTTCAATTCGTCCCAGCTAAATTTGGCTTGTTTGACGCTATTGCCCTGTTGATCGTTACGGTCGCCCTCAATCAGGACGACGGGTAGGTTGGAGATCTGGGCAAAGTTACGATAGACGGCAACGCTGGTGGCTTTGTTTGCATCGAAGCCTTCGTAATTTTCACGGCCGGATAATTTCCAAAGGAATTCGATTAAACGGGATTTACCTGCACCAGCTTCACCGACGATTTCGATAAATGGATATGAGCTATGAATGCTGCGGATCTGCTCGGCAAAGTAAGATCCTGTCCACCACGCAAGAGTGATTAAACCTTTGCAACCACGAACACGGTAAAAGTCTTTCCACCAGGTCGGTTTAAATTCTTTTTTCGGATTGATGGTGATGACTGGGGATTTGGCCAGCGACTTGAGTTCAAGCCGTTTAATCTTGAAGTAGTCGTGTTCGTTAATGCCGATGATCTGGCCATCGTGGACAGCATGCTGTGGAAAAATATAGGTTCGGTATTCGCTGGAATAGCCGATAAAGTCTGTGGTTTTTACTTCTTTAAGTCGCTCCGTTTTGCGTTTGATAAAAAATTCAAGTTGTTGATCTGTGCCTGTCCACATTGCACCAGCCATGATTTGCATGGTTGCATCTTTGAATTTGCTACGGCTGCCGATTTCACTGGCTGTAAACTGGGTCTTTTTTTCGGCCCATTGGCTTTGCATGTTGAAGTAATACCAGGACTCGCCTGTGACTTCGTTACGTTCAAAATAAAGCGGTTCGATCTGGGCATTACAGATCTCGGTGACGGCTGCACTATCACGCAATGCCTGTTCCCGTTTTTTCTCGTCAAGCATTTCTAAAAAACTAGGTTCTTTTTCAATTTGCTCTAATCGCTTTGAGTATTTGTCGTAATCTAGATTGAACCAGTACAGGCGTAAGTTGTGATTAAAGAAAAAGGTTTTGGTACGACCTTCTTTAAAGTTATAAATAAGCAACCCGGCTTGCTCGGCGGTTTCTGCAATGAGTAATTCACCGTAATGACGGTATTTAACCCGTTCTTCACTGTGTAATAGATCGTGTAAAAACAGGTCGTTCCAGTCGAAATTACGACCTTTAACTTGGTACGGTGGCAGGGCAGCGGAAGATGACCATTTTTGTTGTAATGCTCGGATATGAAATTTTTTGATGGCATCTTTGCCGGCTTTGTCGTTGTCGAATGCCCAGATTAACCGTGGCTTGTCGATTTTTAACTCGTGGCAGCGGTCTTCGATCTGTTTGAGTAATTTGGAAGGGTAGTTGCTGGTGGACATGCTGGCAATTGCAGCTTGGCCGGAATGTACCAGGGCGATTGAATTAAATATGCCTTCGCTAATCCAGATGCTTTGCGCTTTACACAGGTTGTCGAGATCAAGTAATGACCAAGCCAGACCTTCATATTTGCCGATAAAATTGGCTTTCTGACGGCCAAATCGTTCTGGGCGGTCGATAAAGCGTTCCCAATAAACCCCTTCAGCTATTTTAAAACGGACAGTACCGGTATAAAGCCCTGGATATTTTTTCTCGTTGCTGAAGGTTTCCTGGGTGTATAAACCTTTAAGCTGTGTTAGATCAAAACCCCGGCCATGTTTGAGGTAGGCATCGGCTGCGGCATGTGGATTTATGTCGGTTTTTGGAAATTCTTTTGACCAGTCTTTGAATAAATCTTCACAGATGTCTTTGACGTGTTCTTCGTAGCCGCATTTATTTAAGCGACCGCATTTGACGATGCGTGGTTTTATTGCATGGGTGTAGCATTCTTTTTTGCTGCACTGCGGGCAAATACCTTCCCTGTACCATTCGCCTTGCCGCTTAAACTTGAAGATCTGGTTTAGACGGTCGTCGATGCGTCTTGATATATCTGACATAAATACACTCTATTGCAATGAAACGTATATGTTTTTTTGTAATTTGTAGCACATGCTACAAGAGTCTTATCTATGTCGTACAATCCGCTTCCTGCTGCTGTTGTATGAATGCATCCAGTAAAACCCTAGTGGGTTTTCTCCGGGTTTCATAGGCAACTTTTTCAATGATGGCTCTTTCGGCTTCGGTGACACGTACAGCAATCACGTGAGTTCGGTTTTGTTTTGATTGATTGTTGCATTTAGACATGGTTAAATCCCTATAAATCGTGATTTAGTTACTTAGTAAAACTAATTTATCACGATAAAAGATGATTTAAAAGTACTTATTTGGAAAAAAGTATGAAAAATGATGATTTATTTAATCGTGGTGAAAGATTACGTGAAGAACGAAAACGCCTAGATATAAAAACACAGGAAGATTTAGCCGAAATCCTAGGGGTAAAAAAGAATTCTATAGTTAGATATGAAAAACATAATGATGCATTAACTACAGACCAATTGGATAAGCTGGAAGATTACGGTTTTGATATTGGTTATATTCTCTGGGGGAAGCGTAAGGAAGAGTTTGTGGTAGATGTTCAGTTAAGTGAGGATGAGCGGCGTATCATCACTGCATATCGGAATACCAAAGATGATATGAAAGCTGGTCTGGTGGCGGTGGTGGAATGTTTTGCTGGGCAGTTTAGTGGTTGAATTAGTTTAGCCCTATATAGAAGCTAGCTAGTTTAATTAAAAACCGTATGAGCATAATAAAACTAGCCATTAAGGCAATGTGCCATAGGATTTTGATAAAGCTATTTGGGTTGTAGTTCATAGATTCCATCATTAAGCCTAGAAATTTAAATCGAAATTGCTTATTATTGCTCACAAGTGTTTAATCCTTCTGCCTTTAAGGGTTGAACCAGAAAAGCCGAGAACCGCAAATTCTTGGCTTTTTGCTTTTATGGGCTAAACATAGGATGAGTAGGGGCGATTGTCTTGGGGTATTTGTTGTCTATTGTGAATAGACAACACGATGTTATATTGAGAAAACTTGATTTTAATAATTTTTAGATAGTGTATTGTTTGCTCTGGGGAGAGTGATGTGAGTGATTCTACTGAAAAAAGTATTAAGAAAGATTTTAAAATCTCTGACTACATTGGATGGATATTGTTAGGTATAACACTTTGGTTTTTGTTCCCTTGGATATTCTCAATTTTTTTTAATTGGATTTTGAAAGATCCAGTTTACTATGGCGAGAATTTTGGTGCAGTAGGGGATATTTATGGCAGTTTAAACACTTTAATTTCTTCAATTGCTCTTTGTGCTATTGCTTATTCTACTTGGTTACAAGTGACTTCACTGAAGGAAACTCGAGAGACTAATCAGCAGCAGCTCAGAGAATCCCAAAATGCGATTTTTATTAATGAGTTTTACAATTTATTGAATTACAATAGAAATATTTTTAATTCTCTTGTCATTACTAATAGTAAAGAGTCATTGAAAGCGATAGATATCTTTAGTAAATTAAGTGATGAATTTACAAGGCTACTTAATGAAGAATGGAAAGACAGAATCGATACGTTGACTCCAAGTGAAGTAAGGTTAGCTTTAAGGACATTTATTCGTAAAATTAGTGACGAAACAAAGTCTACAGGTTTTTATTCTGCTTTTAATTTTTATCCGACCATTATAAATTATGTAAAAGTTGAACAGAGCGGCGATGAAAAGAAAAAATTACTTTATATGAATATCATAGGTAATTCTATGTATTACGGAGAGAAAAAAGCACTATTATGGTTGGCAGTTAATAGTCAGTCTTATCGAGACGCTTTAATGGATAGTAATCTTTTAGATTTGAAAATTGTTGATAGAGAGGACGATGACCAGTCTGAATTAGAAAGGAAAGCTAGATTCCGTAAATTCATTAAACATTTTGGATTGGATAAATCCAGCTTCAGAAATTCTGATGTTTTCAATGATGATAAAAACCCGACCTAAGTCGGGTTTTTTATCACTTCAATACTTGATCTATCTCACAGATTTGATGGTGAAGCAGATTAAACAGTGCAGTATGTTCATTCGGTGTTAGCCCTTCGCTGATTTTGGTGAATGCGGATAATGCATATTTAAGGGTTTCAACTGGATATTGGATCTGTTCCAGTTTTTGTTCTGCTGTCATATTGGGGCGCAGTTGAATTTGTATTGTTGAACTCATCTTTAATTTTCCTAACTCGTTGTATGAGTGGGGATTTGATTTAAAAACGTGTATTTATCCAAGAGGATATTCCGTATGTTCTAGCGTATGCTGTTGCCGTGCATCAAATATCCAGCATTTGACGGTTTTTCCTGTAATGATACTACTGACGGCATGGTTGTGCTGCATGTAGATCGGGTAGGGGGTTCGGCTCTGCATGAGGTTGGCCAATAGCTGGGTTTTGGGTGGTAAACCTTCGATACTCTGGTAAAGCTGGGTGATGTTGAGTGCCAGAATACGATTGTCCCGACTGTGATTGAGCTTGTCTATGCCGTAGTGGTTGATGCTTTGCCAGAAGTCGCCCAGGGTTTTATTCTGGATGAGGTTTTTTTGTTCCAGCGATAGGCAGGCAACAGGGATGGTTTCACGACATAGTTTGGCTTTGTCGTGCCACATGACGTCGGCATCTTGCATATAACCGTTTTGGTCGTAGTGGATACGACTAACGGTATAGAGTGGCCCACCGGATTTAAGTTGTACGGCTGCACCGACATGGATGTGTTGCAGATTGCCCTGTACGTTGTAGAGCATGGCGGCCATTTGGTTAAAGGTGTTGATGTAGGCAATTTTGGTCAGGGCTGCTTCTTCACCGGTAAAGCCCATGACCAAGAAAATAAATCCATCTTTGGTCATTTCGTAATATTTGGATTCTCGGGTCGCACCATTACCAATTTCAACGGTTTGAACATGAGCGCAAAATTGCGCTAATGCAAAACTTTTAATATTATTTTGCATGCCCTCAAAATTGAGGGCATGTTCATCTTCAAAAAAGCTTTCAATTTTTCGTACAACATTGTCATGACGTTTCTTGAAAATTTCGGCAACTTTTAGGCTGCTGGTTTTGACCTGTTGGTCGTGGATAAATACGGCATCGTCGAGTTGTGTGAGTACTGTCATGGTTGTCCTCTAGCCAAGATATTTTAGTTTTTCAGAAAATTCCATTATTTCTAGATCAGATTTACTGCTAGAGATCATTCCAAAATTTTGCATCGCGAAGAGGTAACCATAGAACATGGCCACTTTTTCTGATTTTGATAGGCGTGCTTCGTTGAGGATAATTTTGATCGTTCTTTGCTTTAGATGCTCTAAGTCTGTAGAGGTTAGATTTTTCATGTTCACACTCCCCAGAAAAACATGGAAAATGCAAAGCCAAAGATACAGAGATATGAGGCAGTATTGATCAGGGTATGTTTACGTTGGCGATGACGCTGTTTTTGCTGGTATGCGTCTAAGTCGTAGATCGGGGTATGTTCAATGACAGAATTTTGAGTGTGCGAATGCGTAGAAGCGAAATGTTTCATTTGCTATTCCTGTGATCAAGTTAAGTTTTAACCTGACACCATTACTTCTCACGGTAATGGTGACAGACTGAACAGGGGTGAGAATACCGCGATCACAGGGAGCGGCCAGCCCGAAGGCTGCCCTGTCCAGCCTGCCATAGAACAGCAAAGCTGGATTTTACGCAAAAAAATAGCCCGCGACGGACTTTTTGCGTCTGTGATCATAAATATTTCAGGTTCTCACGCCTGTACAAGGATTTTGCCTTGCCTTTAAATCGTAACTAAGTTACTATTTTTTGGCAAGTGGTTTTTAACCAAAATTTGGAGGTTTGTCCATGATGCATTTTGTTATTAACGATACTCAAAAGAAAACAACTGAATCTGCGCCAGTAAAAATTAGTATCTCTCGTATGCAAAAAGCTTTGGCGGCAGAGCGGTTTCGTATGCCTGAAGGTTTGAGTCGTGAGGAAAAACGTCAGCATATCTTGAATGCGGCTAAGGGTAAGTAATTGGTTTATACGTTTGAATATGGCAAACAGTTTGCGAATGAGTTTGCTAGATATCCGGAAGATCAACAAGATGCAATTATTGATTTTACAGATATATATGAACTATATGGGTTAAGTGATTTTTCTAAATATAAGGGTAAGATAACACCTTCATGGAAAGGTGTTGATTTTGATTCATTTAATTATCAATACGCTTATGAGCATAAACTTTGGCATTATCATATTGGAATTCCTGAATATGTGAAGAGTTTATATCGAGATTATTATACTTCAGATTGGGTATTGCATTTTATTAAAGTGTCAGATCAGCATATTGTAATTGTTGATGTACTTTTCCATTATAAAGCGGATGGGCATTTTCATTTGCCAAAAGAAAAGTATTTAGAGTATTAATTTTTATAAGTGATTGGTTTGGTGGGGAATTTGGTGTGGCGGAAAGTCCAGCAGAAAATAATAGATTAAGACAGCTAGAAGAGCGGAAAGCATTTGAAGAGCTTAGGGATAAGGTCATTCAGGAATTAAAGGTGCTAATTGAGCATCCAGTTTTTCATGATATTAAAGAAATGCACCTATTAGGTGAATCAACATTCACTGATATTAATAATATTAGTGTAATTTTTAAAAATATTTTAGTTCGTATTGAAAAAGAATATGATTTTATTGCAAGTGAGTGGATATTAAAAATACTTAAAAGCGAATTCTATAATATAAGAGTTATGCTGGATCTGTTATTAAGTGGAATTAAAAATTTTAGGGTATACCCAAAAAATAATTTTATAGGATATGGCGACGAGAAGAGAAGTTTTGCTGAGTTCTCAGAATTTATTTTGGCAAGAGTTAAGTATCTGGAACATCTAAATTATTATTTATCAGCCTTATATGACGGTTTAAAAAGGGAAGCTCAACAAGTCACCTTAATGGCTAATAATGACTTTGTTCGTAAAATAGAAAGTACAAGAAATGATTTAGTAAAAGAGGTTGAAGATTTTAGAAGACTGCGGAATAATGCAGATAATGCTAAAACAGAAAATATTTATAATAATGCAGTTGTAAAATATAGAAAATATGAGTGGGGTTATCGGATAGCATTTTTTTTAACTCTCGCCCTAGTTTTTGGAGTTTCTTTGTGGTTTTGGAATAGCGACTATCTTAATAACATTATTAATCAGCCATCATATGCAAGTTCAGCTATTTTTTGGTCTGTGAAAATCACCTCATTAATAGCCTGTATAACCCTACTCACCTATTTTTTAAAACAATCATCGCATCATCAAAAGCTTGCAGACCAAAACTATCAAACACAATTAGAGCTACAAGCTTATCCAAGTTTTATGGAAAGTATCCCAACTGAGGAAGCGGCTAGTGTACGTAAAGAATTGGCACTTAAGTATTTTGGTCGTGAAGTCGATGGTGCAGCGCATAAGGACATGAGTAATTTGATATCTGACCAGATGAAAAGTACAACTGATATGGTGAAAGCTACAACGGAAGCGATTAAGAATTTGAAAGGTTAACTGGTAATGTCAATTAATGCGGAATTAGATTTAAATGCTATTATTGAGAAACTATTAAATGATACGTATGGTTTAATTTTTTTATGTATCATAATTTTTTTAGTTATTTTAACAGTTTTTGTTTATTTTATTGCAAAATCAGGATTAATTTCTGAAATTAAAAATTATCTGGAATATCGAAATAAAAGTGAACAAGATAGATTGAAAAATCAAAATGATTTATTAGCTATGGCTTCATTTAAGCCTATTGAGAATGAACTTAAGTATCATTTTGATATTGAGAGAATACAGAAGTATTTGAAATTTAAGCATTCTGATATGGATTTAATTTTTTATATTATTTCTTGTCGTAATAAAAAAGCTGCTATTAAGTATTATGAATCTTCATCATCTTGTCTAGAAAAAGATCTAATTACTAAACGCTATATATTAAAGAAAATATATAAAAACTGGGTTGTAAGTACGTTGTATTGGCTTGGAACAATACTATATTTTGGTCTTGTATTTGCTTCTTTATTCCCGACTATTTGGGTTTTTCAGATCGCTTGGACTACAGGTGAAAATCTTAATGATTTGCCAAATGTATTTTTTGCATTTCAATTTTTATTATCTATTATCGCAATAGTTGTTGGTTTATTTATTTTAAGTCCTCTATTAAAACCGTGGAAAGCAAAACAATTTTTAGAGTTGGAAAAGGTGAAAGATTAAGTTAAAGGTATTTATTCATCTACTCGATTATGTGCCAGCTCATATGCCTCACTACGTTCACGCTTGCCCACAGCTAATACAAAGACCAAAACCACATCATCTTGTACTTGGTAAACCAAACGATGGCCTGACGCTTTAAGTTTGATTTTATAACAGTCTGAAAATCCACTTAAACGATTGGCTTCGATATGTGGATTTTCCAAAATTTTGGCAAGTTTCTTTTTAAATTGTGTTTGAATGGTGCCGCCTAGCTTTTTCCATTCCTTTAATGCTCGTGGATCAAATTCGAGATTGTATTTAGGATTAGAGGTCATCTAGGCTTACCTTAATGCCTTTTTGTGGGGTGGCTAATCGTTGCTTAACAATTTCCAAAAGCTCTGCGTCTTCGTCTGAAACGACTAGCGTTTTAAAGGGTAGCTTCTCTTGATCTGCGACATATTGTAAAGTTTGACGCAATAAATCGGATGGCGTAATCCCTAGCTTATCTAAAGCGGCATAAGCTCGTTCTTTTAGCTCGTCTTCTATTCGAATATTAATGGTTGCCATTGTAATGCACCTTGTAAATACATTTGTATGTACAAATTATAAGGTATAAATTTAACTTTTACAAAAATAGATTGTTAATTTATTTAGAACCGATGAATCAGGAATAATGGAATTTCTAAATACCAGCACACGGCGATAAGTGCCATCAAAGCACCGATCAAAAAGCCAAAATAAAATGCTGGCCAGTGCATTAACGAAATGTCCTGGCTTTGGCTTCTTTTGCCGATGCACATTCAATACATAAAGTAATACCGCAATAAGCTTGTCGCTGGGGTGGAATGTCGTTGCCGCATTGCTCACATTCAGCAAGTGATAGAGCGGTGTAATCTCTGGGCTGGATCTTTACTTGCTCCAGTTGGCGTTGTTGTGCGATGTCAATGATGTCTGTCATGCTGGTTGCTTCAATTGTTTGAGTATTTCTGGGTTCGGGGTGGCGGAAGGGGAGAGCTGTTGTAGCCATTCTGTGCGGCCTTTAAATGTGGCTCCGCAAAATGGATTGGTACACTGGGCGTAAACGGTTTTTAATAATGCGTGTTCCTGTCTGCTGGAACGCAGGATCATTGCCGATTTACAGTGAGGGCAAGCATGTTTGGGTATTCTCATGATTTCTGCTCTGTAAACATATGTAAATAATAGCTTAAAATCACGATAAATAGTGATTTTAACTTGAAAATATCATTAAATATGATATTTTATGTCTGTCAGCACTGCTGATAATTGCAATGAAAAACCCTTTTTTCTACCCACCTCCCCAAGTGGGTATTTTTTTGCCTATTTTTTGGCATTCTGTATTTTTTGATATTCCCGTTTTGCCCAGGCATCGGCAGATTTTTTGGTGACATAAAGATGTTCTTTGATGAGTGGTTTGCTTTGTCCACCAAGTGTCACGACTTGATCCTTGCCATTGCTGCCTTTGTACCAGGTTTTTACACCGCTGTAAGAGGCATATTTATTTTTAAGTCTGGCGGCTTTTTCTGCTCTGGTGAGTGTGGCTTTTTTCTCTTTTTTGGGTTTCTCGACTAAAGGTTGGTTGTTGGCTTCCCGGATGCGGTTGTATTCCCGATAGGCTGCATTCTGGGCTGTTGTTTCTGTGCCATAGACATGTTTTAAGGTTAATGGCTTGCTTTGGTCGCCAAGGTTAAAGTTTTGTTGCTTGCCATTTTTGTCTTTATAAATGGCGATAACACCGGTGTATTGGCTATAGTCGATGTCTTCTTTTTCGATGCTGCCATCAAATAATTCGCTAATATCATCGGCATTGGGTAGCTGGATCTCGCATTCAATATCCGTGGTATAGCCATCGTTGGCATCCAAGTTGTGGCTGATGGTGGTACCGAGCCAGACAATTTCGTTGATACTGGGTTTAAAGCCTTCAACGATGATTTGTTGTTCCGGAATGATGTTGGGATTGCCTCTGGCCAACGTCATGCTGAAGGATTTTGCTGCCCGTTTACTGCGATTGAATTCTGCATTGGCGGCTAGTTCTGCGGATTGTTTGTCCCGGCAGGTGTAGCGTAGCTCTTTGCAGTTACCGCCTTCGTCAATGCCCACGATGACGTGTTTTTTTAGCCCCTTGTCGGTATCGTAATAAAAGGCTTTTACGCCATCTATGCGGTCTGTACCGTCACCGGAACGATAACTGTGACTATCGCCATTTCTGCGGTGTAGGTAGATCACCGGTAGATCCAATCCGGATGCGGATTGTGCTGCACCACGGGGCATAAACAGTAAGTAGCCATTTTTTACAGTGGCAATAGCATCATGTTCGTCGGCCAGACGGGTGATGAGATTGGCATCGGATTCGTTTTGGTCGATATGGGCAATTTCCTGATCGTATAGACTGTCGTGGATTTGCGGTGTTAGGCTGTATTCAATGGCAATATTGGTGATGATGTCGCCCAGGGCAATCATATGCCAGGTTCTTTCTCTTTTCTGGCGTAATCCTTCAGATAGATCTGCTGCTTCGGCTGCAATGGATATTTTGTCCGGTGGACCGCTGTGGCTGGTGCCGGTGACTTGATAAGAGCCTTTAAACACCAGACCGGTACTTTCCCAGCCGATCCATGCCCGGATCTCTGCCTGTTCCGGTGGAATGTCGAGTTGTCCATCGGTGTCGGATAGTTCGATGTCGAGGCTGTCTGCGACCAGCCCACGGTGATCGTTAATGCGTAGGGAAATCAAGCGATTTTGCAAGTATTGTGAAATATCGATCCCGTTGACTTCGATACGATAGATGGCTTTTTCGTATGCAGCTGCTTGTTGATATTGCTGTTTGATGGTATCTAAAAAATCGCTGACCATTAGAATATTTTCCTTAATAAGGACACGCCATACGTGAGTAGGTCACCAATCTGACCAAATTTATGATCCCGGACTTTGGTCAAGGACAGGGTAAATTCGGTTTTCCGTGGTGCGCCATCGGGGAAAAAATCGGTCTGGGTGATGTTCATTTCATCAATCACCACAAAGCCATAAATGCGTCCGGTGCCTTCCATGAGTAAGTAGGGCTTGCCGGTATTGGCCATGGCTCGTAGTCCATCAAGACCAATCCGTGAAAGCATTTGGATCTCGTGGGAAATACTGCAATTAAGGGTGAATTTATCCTCGCCTTTGCCGGCATATTGATAGTCCGGTGCATCATCAAAACGGTTGTGTGCCACATGCCGCCACGAGGTTTGTCGCTGGAGCTGCTGGTATGAAATCGTTGGCAGTGAAAAGATAAATAGCCCAAGTGCCATTTGCATGCTGTATTACTCCTGATCCCGATAGGATTTAAATGCCCGTTTCATGGCTTCGTTTTTGGCTCGGTCCCTTTCATCCATTGTTGCAATGATTTGTTTGACAGGTGTTTTGTCGGAAACCTGAAAATGGTAATGATTGGTGTCATGGCTAATCACGGTGACGGATCGACCTTGCTGGATAGGGCGTACCGGTTGGACTTTGGCCGTGTGTTGTGGCAAAGCTTGTGCAACATTGGCGGTGGCGGCTAAAGGCTGGTTTGCGGTGTTGTTGATGCCGTTGGCCAAGCCCTGCATGGTAAAGTTACCGATCTGCTCAAAGACCCGACTAGGGCTGTGAATATCGAGTATTTTTTTGGCCCAGTCCGGCAAGTTGGACATGATTTTGCTAAAGGTGGCTTTGAGTGAGTCGATTTTGCTGACGATGCCTTTTTTTAGGCCATCGATGATCATGGCACCAAAGCCGGTAAACTTGGCCGGAAGGTCTATGCCAAAATAGGACATGACTTTGGCAAACACCTGGTAAAACAAGCCAAGGGGTGACCAGTTGAGGATGGTTGCGCTAATATTGGCAATGCCACTATTGAAAAAGCCTTTAATACTGTTCCATGTATTTTGAAAAAATGTCGGAATTTTACCGAAGGTGACCACGATCCAACCGGCTGTTTCACCAATTGCAGTACCAAAAGCAATAAATGCAGCAACACCGCCTTGGATTAAAATAGCGATTAGATCTGTGATGAAACCAATAATTGTGCCCAGCCAAAAACCAAAGGTTTGACCTGACTGGCTAACTGCATCAATTTCCGCTTTGGTTGCGTCCAGTGGCTGAAATAAAGAAACCAAAAGATATTTAAGAAAACCTAGTACATGCACAATGCCATCCCATAGCGGCATAAGTGGCGCAAGGACTGGTTGTAATTTTTGCCAGATTTGTTTAAAGCGATCCAGTGCCGGTGCCATGCCTTGCATTAATCCTGTGGCAAAGCCGGAAAAGAAAGCGGTAATGGGTTGCCAATACTTAATAATCAAACGGGCTACAAGAGCAATGGCGGTTCCAATCCAAACGAGAGGATTGGCCAGCATTGATGTGGCCAGCATTCTTAAACCAGTTAAAACTAAAGGCAGGGCATTACGGGCCAGAAATAATGCGCCTCTAGCCAGCCAAGAAAAACCTTTGGCCAATAACCCCATACGTCCCCAAAATCCAATACCGAATTTGGCTAAAATGGCACTGGTAATAAAGGCAATAATCCCTAGCTTGGTGATACCGGCAAAGATACTGACTAAACTACCCAGGAATAGATTAAAGCTGTATTTGATACTTAACATTGCGAGTTTAAACATTAAAAGCTTTAACAGTAGATCTGCAATTCGTTTGACCAGTTCCGGATTTGCATCGATCCATTGTTTGATTTTTTCGATAAACTGGGTAAATCCTTGCACTGCATTACGCAAATTACCACCAAGGGCATTTAGTAATGAAACAGATAAATCCTCTACACCGCCTTTAAGCTGTTCTAAATCACCAGCGAGATTATCTTTAATAATAGCTGCGGCCTTTGCAGCTGCACCTTGTGAGCGTTCCAGTTGTTTTGTTAGTTCTTTAAGTTTGTTGACGGTCTGGCCAGTGTTTTCATCAATTACTGCCGACTGGTCCACCAATGTTGCAAATGCTGAAATTGCTTCCTGTCCACCTAATTTTTTATAGATTTCTAGGCGTTCTGCTTCTCCTAGATTCTTGGTTTTGCGGTTAATTTCTTCAAAAATATCTGACATATCCAGCAAATTTCCTTTGCTGTCTGTCAATGTGAGATTGAATTTATCAATAACTTTTTGAGCTTCTTTCGGCGGCGCAGCAAAACGTGTCATCATCGCTCTTAATGATGTACCGGCTTGAGTGTCCAGAATATTGTTATTGCCGAGTAAACCAATCATGGCCGATGTTTCTTCTAATGTTGCACCATACGCCTTTGCAATCGGGGCAACGTATTTCATGGTTTCACCAAAACCATCAACACTTGTGGCCGTTAGATCTGTGGCCCGTAGCATCACATCATTTACCCTGGTGATTTCTTTGGCCTGTAAACCAAAGCCATTTAATGTCCCGGCTGCAATCTGTGCTGCTCTGGCTAATTCCACCTGTCCAGCTTCTGCAAGCTGTAATGTCCCACCCAATGCATCTAAAACCTGATCGCTGGTAAACCCTGCTGATGCCAATGCATGTTGTGCCTGGGCTGCTTCTGTTGGACTAAATGATGATGCTGCACCCCATTCCCGTGCCGATTTTGTCAATTTATCCATATCGGCAGATGTTTTTTCGAGATCCAGAATTGCCTGAACCCGACTCATCTGCTGTTCAAATGCGATAGCTGGTTTAAGTAGTTGATATAATCCAGTTCCCACTACGCCAGTACCAATCGCAATACCTTTAAATTCCTGTCGCATTTCTGCTCTGGAGTCTGCCAGTGATTGTTGAAATTTTTCTACTTTTGATTGTGCGTAATCGATGCCATCCCAAGCTTTTTTAAATCCTGTGCCTAAAGTAGAAAAAGTTCTTTGAGTGAGGTTGGCTTCGTTACGAACATTTTGTAATTGTTTGCTGTAATTATTTAACCCTCGGTTGTTATTGAGGGTTTTATCAAGTTGGTCAATAGATGCGATGAGCCGATCTAAAGCACTGTCTGTTTGCTCGGTATTTTTCATAAAGCTTTGCAATGGCTTTGATGCTTTATCGACCAGCTTTAACAGAATGTTTAGATCAAGATTGCTCATGTTTATTTGTCGCTTTGAGTTCGTTCAAATGCGAGTTGCTGCCAATACATCAACTCTTCTATATCAAAATCGGCACAATCTGCCGGGGTCCAGTGAAAGACGACGGCCAGATTGGCAATCACCGGCTCTATTCTGTTGGGGTAGCTTGTGCTGCTGGAGCTAAAAAACTTAAGGCATCACCTGTAAGTGTGGTGAAGTCCAAAATTTCCATATTATCGATTGCAGCTTCCGGAATTGCAGGGCTGGTGATACGTGGTAATAACTTCTTCAGCTCATCAACATTGAGATCCAGCAATTGACGTAAATTAATGCCCTTAAGATGACTGACATTTGGCTTGCGGACTGTGATTTCAAAAATCGTGTTATCGCCCAACTTGATGCCATGGCTAAGTTTTACTAATTTTGATACTGGTGTGATTGCTGCTAAATTTTCGGTTTGTGCTTGAGTCGTCATGGTTAAACTTCCTAAAAGTAATTAAAAAAACCTTGTGCACGACTGGCATACACAAGGGAGGAGAACTGTTACATGCCCAGAGCTTTGCGCTGTTCTGCAAGAATATCGACACCGTTGACGATATATTTCATATTGAGTACATCGATCTCGACCTCGACACGGCCATTAACTGTGAGCTTGTAATAGGTGCAATGGGTTACCATTTTTTGCTCGGTATCATCACCGGCTTTTTGCTCGCCCATATCGATTTCTTCATGGCGGCCACGCATGACTACCTCAACGGCATCGACAGTGCCTGTATCGTCACGTTGATATGCGCCGGCAAAACGTAGTTGCACCGATGAAATAGAGCCACCGAATTGACGAATGGAGGTAAGATCCAGACCGCCTATGGTCCATTCAAGTTGTAATCCGTCATCACCTGCGCCCAGGTCAATTTTGACGTTACCGTCCATACCGCCACCACGCCAGTCTTCCAGCTTGCGCTGGAGCTTTGGCAGGGTCACTGTGGCGACCTGTCCGAGTAGGCTTTCTGCATCATTGAAAAGGTTTAGGTTTTTAAGTTTGCTGGGTAATGCCATGTTATTTTTCCTTCAGGGAAATCACGGGTTATGCCGTGATTTGTGATGCAAAGTCTGCAAGATATGAATCGGTGATTTTCTGGATAAAGCCGAGATCCTCAAGTGGTGGGACAGGCGTATAGTCGTATGAGATACGCAACTTGCCGGCTTTGAGTGTTTCTGTGCTGTTTTGTTCCGGATCGTAGTAGGCTTCGGCATCAATGATGTAGCCACCGGATTTTAGTTTACGGAATTTTGCATTGACCCCTTCGATGATGTCGTTGACCAGTGATGCATGCATCGGTTTATCAACTGCCCACATGTGCGCTTCTGCGATGGTGTCTGCCAGGACTTGTGCTGTCCGGGTATAGTTTTCAAAGGCAAAAAGTGAATCGTCAGAACAGGTGCGGTTACCCCAAAAACGGAAGCCATCGGATTGAATGATTGCGGTGATTTCGTTGCTATTTAGATAGCCGACATCGGTATCCGGATCCTGTAAATCCCAAAATAGATCGTATTTCAGACCTAAAATATTGTTGATGGCGACGTTGGATAGGGTTTTGTGCCAACCGATGCTATTGTCGATATAAGCCCGAAGTCCCAAGGCAAAGCCAACAGGGGAGCGATCCTGATTGGCCGCTGTGGTGGTATCAAACACCAGTGGTCGTTGATGAATGACCATGATTTCACGTGCTGCAAAGGTTTCACGGTAGGCTGCGGCTTGTTCTTTGGTTGTACAGTCATGGGCTTCGACATATGCAAATGCCCGTAATTTTTTCGCCAACGTGACCAAAGCTACGGCGACGGCCGGGGTATCAAGTCCTGGTGCACCTAAAATTCGTGGTTTAACTTTAAGCGAGTTTTGCGCTGTTAAGAGTGCCTGTAAACCTGTGTATTTGCCATCTTCATTGACTGTGCCGATGGCTGCTGCGGATTGTTCTGCTGCATCTGCTTTTTGTTCTACACGCACAACAACGACCATTGGGTTTGCTTGTGCTGTGATGTCTTCCAGTGCTGATTTTAATGTTCCGGTTGCACCGGCTTTGCCGATATAGCTTTGCGGATTTGTGAGAAGTACTGGTGTATTCAGTGGAAATACGGTTGCATCGGCCAGTGGGGCAGTGGCCACCAGCCCGATAATGCTAGTGGCAATGGTGCGGATCGGTCTTGTACCTTCGTTGACTTCGACGACCCGAACACCGTGATGGAATTGATCTAATGACATAATAAAACAAGCCTGTTTCAGAATTTAAATTTCTAAAACAGGCTTGCATATTCAAGACATTTTTTAAATTTTGGCGTGTTGTGTATTGAGAATAGACAACACGATAAATCATAGGTTTACAAATAATGCGATCAATTGCATTAAGTAGGAATCTGCATCGCATGTTTCCACATTTCATCAACTTGTGATTCTGTCAATTCAAGCATCTGACACATGTATAGTACGCTATCACTTGTTCGATTAAATTCTAAAGCTTCTGTATATTCGATCTGAATACGTTGCCGAGTTGCTTTATCTTCAATTGCTGCTATTTTACCCTCTATCGTGTCGAGCAGATCGAAATCTAGCAAAGTTAATTTGAACTGACGACGAGTGAGATTTTTAAGTGATGCTAAATAAGCAGATCGTTTATCTTCTTCAGATCGTTTATCTTCCCATTCAACACCATTCCATATATGATTCTGGCTTGGTTTCCGATCAGTGTAAGAAAGATCTTCAAAAATAATACAACCATTATTTATTTTTTCTAAAAGATACAGATGTTGTTCATTCGAAACCAAAATTAAATCTTCCGGCAATTCTGGATAATCTAAAGCTGAATCATAAAATGCTTGTTTTATTACACTAAATTTAATCATCTCAATATCCTACTGCGAACCAAGTAAATCCACGAACTAAGTTATTACTCGTATTAAATGTTTGTAATGAGGCAGTAAAATTTGCTGCTGTTGTATCTACTATTAAAACTCCACCATCACCATTTTGCGAATTACCTGAAGCCTTTTTCCTTGTACATGTCATATTCAAACACGCATTTGGAAAAGTTAAATTAAAATTAAAGCTGATGTCGTCTTCACCCGGAACATATGCGACATCAAATGTACCCCATTGCAAAATAAGACCATTGCCTAAATATGTATAACCATTAGAATTTTTATTGTTTGAGAAATTATTTAAAGCTGTATTAATCTGAATATTTCCAGTGCCATCAAAGCTTGCAGAACCTGTCACTGCACCAGTTATTGCAATGTTGCGAGCAGTTTGCAGCTTGGTGGCTGATGCAGCATTACCGCTAATATTTCCAGCTTGTAATCTGCCTGATTCTGTACCGTCAGAATTTCTCAGAACAATACCTGGAGGTGTAACTGAACTAGATCGAATGACAAGGCAGCCTGATACGTTGCCATCACCCATAAAAATATCATCGCCGATCGGTAATAAGTGCCCATTGGGAAAAATATTAATATCTGAAGTGCCGTCAAATGAAAAACCGCATATAGTTCGGGCAGTTTTCAGCTTGGTGGCTGATGCAGCATTGCCTGAAAATGTGCCATCAGCGTAAATAGATGCGATTACGTTATAGTTATCTGTTGCGCCACTCCAAAAATCAAATCCACCTGGCCCCAATCCACGATGATTAATGAAATCTGTTCGACCTTGACCTGATTGTTTATTCCAACTTGCATATGAACCTTGTGTCGTTGGATTAGCTGAAAGCGGCAATTTCGTAGTATCGTAGACTGTAATATCCGCAGTACCATCAAATGCTACATTGTTAATTTTGCGAGATGTGGCCAGCTTAGTTGCGCTTGCTACATTACTATCAGTAAATGCTATAAACTTCCATTCTGACCATTGTTTTGCAACATCTCTTGCGCTTCTGTATGCAATATTATTCTCGCCCCAGCCTAAAGCAATTTGGGACCATCCACTCCCGCCTATATTCAAAACATTTCCATACGAAAATGGATACCCATTAAGATAAATCTCTCCAAGACTTAATCCTGATTGATGAAGTAGAGAACCATTTTCTGGTGCAGTATATCTACCAACATTCGGAATCATATAAATTGTTATATCTTTTGAACCATCAAAACCTACACCATTAATATTTTTTATATTCTGGAGTTTTGTGGCAGATTCAGCATTGCCACTAGTATTCTGATTACCTGCTGAATTCACTCCCGGTAAGTTGATATTTGCTGTACCATCAAACGATACACCACCAATTGTTCTAGCAGTTTGCAGCTTGGTGGCTGATGCAGCATTGCCTGAAAATGTGCCATCATGATAAATAGATGCGATTACGTTATAGTTGTCTGGTGTGCCATTCCAAAAATCAAATCCACCTGCTCCGCCGCCACGATGATTAATGAAATCTGTTCGGCCTTGACCTGATTGTTTATTCCAACTTGCGTATGCACCTTGTTTCGCTGGATTGGCTGAAAGTTCTAATTTAGTATTATCGTAAACTGTAATATCCGCAGTACCATCAAATGCTACATTGTTAATTTTGCGAGATGTGGCCAGCTTAGTTGCTGATGCAGCATTTCCGGAAAACCCACCCAAAGTCCACAAGCTTCCAGATCCATCCAACGACAAAATTTTTGTAAACACATCACTATACGAGATTTTTGTTTTGTCACTTTTTACAATTTCAAATTTTGTTGCTGAACCTACAGCGATTTTTGCTTTATCATTATATTTTTTAACAAAACCTAAATCACCATCATTTCCGAATGTGAAATGTGAATTATCAGAAATCTGACTAACACTTCCTGAAATTTCGCCACCTACTTTATTGAATTTTAGATCGTTGAGAAGCTTTCCCTGCTTTGCTGAAATTGGTTTTGTTGAATCTTCGGTTGTTAAATTGTCGATAATTTCATTTCGACGGATGTAATTATTGTTTACCCAATCACGTGTTGCATAGATCAAAGAATCATTAAGATAAAGCGCAATAACATCTGCATTTTGAATATTGATGATCAGTTTGATATCAATTTCTCGTGCACCGCCTTCGTCTTCAAGTGGCTTATATGTTGGTGGATAACTGGCATTGACTACCATGGTAGAACCAGCATATAAACCCAGCTCACGAATGAAAAAACCGCCAACGGTTGACGGAATAATCGCTTCGCAAACAATTTGATTTGTATTGTTTGGGTTGATTTCGACAACATTTAATGCAATACGTGCTTTTTCATTGACTAAATTTGGACGGGTCTCTGACGGTGCAGGAACGGACCCATTGCCATCGCCAATAGCAATATGTGGATAGTTAATTTTATTATTGACCGTGGCATTTGCAATCAGTGCTTTGCCGTTGTTAGTCAAAATACCTTTGTATGTCGCCATGATTTTACTCTACAAATATAGTAACTGTTTCTGCGCTGTGACAACCAGTCCCAACGCGAGGTATGCAAATTGGTTGTACGTTGATAATGAGATTGGTGAGATGGCGTGATGCAGGTTTTGCATCTTTTACAAGTCTATTGACTTCAGCATAGGTCCCATCGGTTAGCTCAAGGCCGTTTAGATCGAGCGTGAGCGTAAATGTTCCTGGTGTACCAATTGGATTGGTTTCAAACCATTCTTGAAATACGCATGTGTACCCAAATTGGGCGAGGACTTCTCGAACTGCGGTGCGTGTACCCTTGATCTGATGCTGCCGAAATGACTTTTTGATCAGTTGACGCTGTAAGGAGGGTTGCCAGTCTGTGTCCCATGAATCGACTGAATATTGCCAGGCAAGAAATGGTAAGAATTGATCAGGGGCTTGATCAATAGATGAAAGTGTCTTGATCTCTACTGTTAATGCAGTGTTTTTCTCTGCTATTGTTGTGACATTGCGCTCAAATTGAGTGCTGTTCGGCGGAAGTAGCTTGCTCATTCAACACCGCCGATGATGATTGAAATATCTGTGCAATATGATGCTTGTTCAGAAGTTAGAACTACATCTTCCGTTGGGCTTATCAGTTCTAATCGACTCACACCTTCGATGTGAAGTGCAGCATAAATTGCGGATAATCGAATTGATCTACCGATTCTTTTTTGTTTTGTCGCATAATCAGTCACATTTTTAATCGCTTGCTGAAGTAAATTTGCTGCTTCAGGATCTTTACCGATAAATAATTTTGCGCTGATAGAGTAATTGATAATTTGTGCTGATTGCACTGTAACACGATCACCAATAGGGCGTTTATCTTCAGCAGTTACTGCTTTTTCGACAATTTCAACTAATTCTGGTGATGCTGATCCATTTTGTGAATCCGCTTGTAAAATAGTTAAAGTAATATATGCCGGTTGTGGTGAAACGACACTGACATCACCAACTCGACCATCCGCATCTCTAGCAAATTTTTTGTAAGCCGCTTCTGGACCGGCTACTGACAATGTATCGAATGAAAGTTGAATGCGCTCCCTGAATGCTTCGTCTGATTCGTAGATTGCAGACTTTGGAGGGTTTTTAGTTGAATCGGCTGGGGTGATTATCAAACGCAGTACATTAAAATTTGCTGCAAGTTGATCAAGATCATTTCCTGTGGCGTATGCAAGTAGTAAAGCTCTTGCAGCTATATTAATACGCTGTCGGAGAATAATTTCACGATACGCATTTTCTTGTAAAAATTTACATAAAGGTTCGCTTTCACGACTTAATAAATCTGTGATATCTGCCTTTTCTTCGCTCTCTGTATATAATGCTATCAATGCATTTTTTCTATCGTTATAGATTTGTTCAAAATCTATTGTTTCAATGATGTTTGGCGGGTCGAGTTGATTGAAATCTACAATAGACATTTTATACAGCTGCTCCAAAGTTTACAGGCACTTGTAAATCCTGTGTCGATGTATCATCTGCAAGTTGGATCTGCATATCGAACACCAGTTTCCCTTTAGATAATTGATTGATCGTTAAGCTGCTGATAGAAATTCGGTTTTCCCATTGCAAAATGGCGGTTGCAGCTGCTGCCTGACATTGCAAAATTGTGGTGTTATTTAAAGGTGCATCAATTAACTTGGGTAAAAGTGACCCGTATGTTCTACGCATGATCCGGCTACCGATAGGCGTGGTTAAAATATCCTGGATACTTTGTTTGATATGTTCGATTGTGCTTAGGCTACGGCCAGTTAAACGGGACATCATTATTTTGGTCCTCCAGTATCTGAAGAACCGCCTTGAACCCCGCCATGTGTATGATTTTTTAGGCTAATGCCCGAAGCGGTGACATCGCCATTGCAGGTTAAGGAACCCTTGGCCAGACTTGTTCCATCTACGGATTGACTACCACCAACGGTATTATCTCCGGTCATTGCGGTATTACCATTGGTCTGTACGTTACCATTAGTCGTGACATTACCGTTAATTGTGGTGTCGCCATTGATGGTAATGCCACCAGTTGCCGTTAATGTTGCGGTACCGCCGGCAACTAAAATTGCAGTCAGTGCATGATTTTCTGTGTCATAACAAATCACGGTACCATCTTCAAACAAGCGTAATTTTAAAGCCGGGTTCGATTCCGGACTGGGGTTATTTTCGTTATAAAATCCAAAAATGGCAAAGCCCAGGGCAAGTTCACCGCAGGGAGAAATCACTGCACATTCTTCGCCGAAGCTGGGTGCATCCCATGTTTTATCTGTACCGGAACGTAATACTGCCCAGCGAATATTTGTGGTGGTAATATCACCTAAATTCACTGTAATGGTTTTATTTTCATGGTCGATTGTTTCGACGGTGCCGTATCGGCAGATATTTTCGATACGACGGGCAAGTTCGGCATAGTTCATGCTGTCACTTTGCCGAGTGATTTTTGAATTGTCTTGTCTGTGCTGTTGTCTATTCCCAATACACAACAGAGGTGAGGTGAAATGTTATTATTTTTGCAAAAATTCTTTGGTGAGGCGTTCGATTAAACGAATATCTTCTTGACTAAAACCGAGTAATTCACGTTTTGGATAGCGAATAAAATTCTGACCTTTGCCGGGTCGATCATTCAGTCCGAACTGATGGACTCTGGCAATACGGGCAATACGGCCGACAAAGCCAATGGCAACATAATCTGCGGTATGTTGTTCTTTTAAGAAGCGATAAGTCCGGACTTTATTGAACATACGTAAACGTATATCGCCATTGCTATCACGAATATTTTTGCGTCGCTGGAATGTCGTACCATCCGGATTACGCTGCATGGTGATTCGACGTGATTGGCTGCGGCGTAATTCTAAAGCCAGTTTTGCCATAAGTACTGCACGGCCAGCCGGATGCATTTGTAAAATAAGTGGGGCAATGGTTTCAATCAGTTCATCAAAATCATGGTCAGACATATGATTTACCGTTTTGTTGGAAAGGGCATTTCAAGGGCTGCACCTTTTTGATCTGCGGTCTGGAAACTTACAAGAGTTGAACCTTCCTGATCCTGTAATTCCAGTGTTTGTGCTGGCCAAAATGGTTGATATTGTGGTTCTGCCGGCACATTAATATTTAACTGGCCATCATTATTATTGATAATATGGCGTTCAGTCAGTGGAAAGGTGACACGAATATCGACTTTACTGTTGTCGATGACATCCATTTCAAAATTGATGGTAGTTTTGGCTTTATCAGGATTAACCAATAAATCGCTTTGATGTTCCGAGATCCAGACCAGCAATGGAATCATTAATAAATCAAGATCATTGGCAAAATCGACAAGAATTAATTCAACATTGTAGCGATACTCAATGTTGAGATTATTTCCCATGGAGCAAACAGGGTTTCCCGACATTGCTTTAATCTGCATGGTGTCGGGATTGGTTTTAAGTCCGGCAATACTATTGATGAGATATTCACGCAATTGCTGGATTTTTTTCATGCGGCTTTATTCCCGTAAATCGGTGTTAATCGATTCATGATGCGAGTAAATTTACTGTCATAACCCAGTTTTTTATAATTTGGACCATTATATAAACTGAAAACTGCATGCCAATTTTGTGCTTTAAGTGCATCAAGTAATGAGATTTGTTTTTTATCTACAGTACCTTTTTTCCATTCAATATAACGAAGGAATGCTTCAAGCTGTTGGCTTTCTGAAATATACATCTGGGCAACGAAATCATTAACAGACTCATAACCCAATGATTTCCAATGCCATCCCATAATTTGGAATTGTCCCCAAGAACAAGATTGCAATGCTGCTTGCTCGTTGAACTGCTTTGCTAAAGCAAGTCTTGTATATTCAGCGGAACCACCACGATATCCACCAGTTGCAGTATTTACAACATTTGGATATTGAACTCGCTTTTTATCTGCATTGGCTTTGCTGGTCAATTCACTTAAGTATTGATACATATGATGTCGTTCAAACAAAATAATCGGCCGACCATCTGTTAAAAAGCCACCCGTGCTGCTTTCTGTTTCTGCGAATGCCCGAATGACTAATTCTGGTACATCAAGTCGTTTTGCAGCTGCGATGTAGTCTGCATCGGTCAAAAACTTGGAAGTGTCGGATCCGGTTAATGCAGCATTGGTTTTATCACCGACAATACCATCTGCAACCAAGCCTTTTGATTTTTGAAATGCAATGACCGCATTTTCGGTAAGTTGCCCAAAGTCACCATCGACAAAAAGTTTATGACCATGAGTATTTAGACGTTTTTGCAATATTGCAACGGCATCGCCTTTGCTGCCAAATTTTAAAATCATGATGTTGTACTCCAGATGAGTTTTGCCACATTACCTTTGGATCGCCAAATAAGGACGGCTAGTAGTACTGCAAAAATTGCATCCCAAAGGGTGACCGGATCCTTAAAAAATAGGATATGGACACTTTGCCCGATAAAGGCAGCAATCAGAATCGTTGCCAGAACTGAATATCCCTGGCGTTGACGTAAACCGGATGTGTCGAAACAAATAATCCGGATGCCGCAGAACAGATATGCAATGAGTGCAATCAGTTGAAAAATGACTTCGATCATGATGTACCTCCACCACGAAAAATTTTATTGATAATGTCTGACAGGTTAGATTGATCCACCCAGACCATGACTTTTAAGATGATTGGTAACGAAAAAATGGCAGCGATCATGCCTGCTGTTGCATCATTATTGACGAATGAACGTGCTGTAATCTCGGGTGTAAGTAAATAACCAATGCCAGTTGCAATGACCATGGTCATTAAGCGTTGTAATGGTTTTAAGTCTTTTTTGGTGGTTGCAAATAATGCAGCACCAAAGACCGCCCCCAGCAAAGCATTTCCATTGACAAAGGGGAGAAATGATGCGGCACTGATGGTAATTGCTGTTGCTGCCGCAGTTGTTGTTGGTTCTGCCATTATTGAGATCCTTAATCCCAAAGCTGAATCGTGGCTTTGGAATCTTGTTGATTGTTGGATATTTCGGGTAAATCAATCTCTGTACCGATGGGTAAAATTGGATCTAAGCCGGCTAAATGTGGATTGGCATTTAAAACCTGTTCGACCATGCCTGAACTCTGGCCATAATGTTTCCAGCAAATCAGATCTACTGTGTCGCCTTGAATGGTTGAGATTTTCATAGCAATACCACCGTTAATCGGGTTTCACCGAGCAAATCACGAATGGCAAAGCGTTGATTACGTCGATGTTCTGCTGCGGAAATTCCAACATCATCGGCACGATTTTGGCCATCACCGGATGAGTCGAAACTGCGGTATTTTTCAAGTAATAGGGCAGCACAACAGGCTGCAATTGCACGAAAATACAGAATGTCTTTATCGCCTTCACCGCCGATAAAATCTGTATTTAATTCTGCAAGTGAAGCTGCTTTTACTCGCAGCGGAAGCAACAAACGGTTGCATTCAAGAATAGCGTTCTGGATTTCATGAATTAAACGATCATTGGTGACGCTGCCATCCAGCCGACTGACCTGACGGACTTTTTCGGTACTGACATCGGGAAAAAATCCATTATTCAAGACGATGACATCTGGATTTTTATCTTGTGCACCATTTGCGACGAGGCTGGTAAAGCTCATGATCTAATCTCAAAATAGGGTGGGCGGTGGAGAGTTCAATAGCATCAAGTATTTTGGAAATATTAAGCTTTGAACTCTGCCGCCCAGGTGGTGCGGGTGCACTCGTTAAGATGCTTCAACCTGATTGCCATGATCATCGACAACGGGAGTACCGTTGGGATTGAGCAATAGTGTTGAATCGTGTTGTTCGGATTGTTCAGCTGCTGGTTGTTGGGTCTGTTACGTTTGTTCTGCTGCCAGTTTTTCCGCAGATTTAAGTTCCTGTTTGGCAGCGATCTTTGGATTTTTGGCCAAAGCCATTTTTAAAAATTCGACGGCGTATTGACCTTTCTCCATTTTTAGATACAGCTTGCCGATCGCATGGTATAACTTGGCTCGGATTTGATCGTGCATATCCAATGCATCTGTCATGTCATACACGCTGTTTAAAATACCAACGTCAAAATCACCATCATTTTTAAGTGTTTCTAATGCGGCATTGGCAAGTTCTTCAACCAAAATTGATGCTGTAGAACGGGAAAAATTGTCGGACATTTTTAAATTATGTTTTAGGACAAAGTTGCCAATCATCAACGCCAGATGATAAAAACCGGTGTCGATACACCAGACCATCATTGTCGTGACAATGAGGTCATCAACTGGTTTGTCAGCCTTGATTACACCCTTGACGTATGGCATGTATTTCGGAACAAGTTTGCGCTTTTCTTCAATTTTGGTTTGAATTGATTCAATGCCCTTGAGCCGAATTTTGTCGTTGGTCAGTTCTTTAAGCTGCAACTGATATGCGCTGGCATCTTTGTTGTAACCGCCAAAGTCATCGGTCATGGCGGTCGCTTGTTGCTCCGCCAGAACCTTTAAACGATGGCGTTTTGCTGGTGACATCATCGTTAAATTACCTTAGTCAATAAATTCGATATTTTCTGCAAATGCAACTTTTTCGTATTCTTCTACGACATAGTCTTCATTCACCGATTCATAGTTTGCGATCTGGTCTTTTTTCGGTTCATCAATGATGTGACGACGACGAGTACCTTTTTGCCAATAAATCGACAAGTTATCCAGGCTGGTGATAAGAATTGCATTTTCCGGGAAGTACGGCACTCGGACAGCTTTTAATCCACCGATCTGAATCTGTGATACCAAAACTTGGCCTGCCAAAACATTTTCGTTGTCATCTGCATTGTTGGTAATGCGGAAATTCTTTTCATTGAGCAAGTTACGACCGACAATGACGACTAAATCGGTACCATCTCGAAAAATCGGATGGATATATTCATCGGCAATATTTTGTACCAATGCATCCAGATTTTTATAGTCACCTGTTGCACCAACGGTAATTTTCCCGGAATCTTCCACGCCTTCAGTCATGTGTTGCGTCGGTGCATCTGTACGGATTTTTTGCAGCCAGCCGATATTGACGTCTTGTAATAGTGGATTGGTTGCTCGGTTGGTTGTTTCAGCGGCAGACGTACCATTCCAGCCGATCATGATACGATCCAGACCTTGCTGGGTTTGAATCTGATCTTTAAACAATGGGTAGAAATTAGGTTTATGTGCCCACATGTCAAGTCGGTTGTAGCGGATTGCTGTATCGAAATTGGTTTGACGGCAGAAATAGACACGTTTACGGCTGATGTTGGATGGATCAATTGCAGTACGTTCACCGGTACCACTGGTATCTGTACGTCCTGCAACGGTTGAACCCATGCCTAAGCCAAGCACTTCCGCTGTTTGATCTATCACTTCTTCAACATTGATCATGCCGAGAAATTGGACTTTTTCCTGAATCTGTCCTTCAATTTTCTGTGCAATTGTCGGGCTGACAGTAAATTTTTCGGTAACACTGGAAACTCCGTTGAGCGTGGCCAGTTGTGTCATTGCTGCATTAAATCTTAATCGGGTGTCATTACGCATTTTTTTATCTCAAAATCTGGTTAATCGTAAAAATTTAAAGGACCGGTTTAGCAGTCCACGACATCGGTTGAATTGCCACGGCTAAATTGCTGCTGTTGTCCCGGTTGCTCGGTCGATTCCAGTTTCTGTTTTACCGTTTCGTAATCTGTTTTCAGTGATTTAAAGTTTTCGACTAAATCGTTATGTGCTGTTTGCAATGATGCAAATTGTTTTTCGACATCAACCTGACGTTCGCCAACCATTTGAACGGCTTGCTGCACGTTTGAGAAATTGGCATCGGTTTGTTCTGCATTGCTGGAGAACATGGCTTTGAATTTATTGAACCAACCTGTATTGGCTTGGGTTTCTTCAAATTCGATGCTGGCTTCAATCGGTGTCGAGAACAGATTGTCGGGGCCGTCACCAAACTTGATCCCAGCAAATGTGCTAGAGAATTTTAGTTTTTCGGTGCCAATGGATGCAGGTGAATCGGTAATGCCCAGTCCACCTAAATAGGTTTTACCTGTGCCGGCGAAATTCGGTTTGACTTCAATGGATGTATAAATTTTTTGCCCTTTTTTATTGACTTCAAGCAATTGTGGAAGGGCTTCGATCTGGGCAAATAACGCAAGTTTTTTCTCACCGGCGATTTCAACTTCTTCAGTTTTAAGTGCAAGTACATCACCGTATGCACCAAAAGTTGAATCGGGTGATGCACTGCGTAAATGTTCAAGCCAAATTCGGGCACCATAGGTATTTTGGCTATATGTATCAGCCATATCTGTGAGCCATTGCGGTTCGATGGTGCGGCCATCAATTGATGCACCGGCGACGGCTACACGAAACCATTTTGATTTTTTAGCCGTTGGTTGATTTTCTGCTGACATGTCGGGTCCTGCGTTAAAATTGAAAATAACAATCTATAAATATAATTGGCAGAATCGACACAAATGGATAAATACGCAATAAGCCCTTGTTGTGTATAGCGAATAGACAACACCACCAACATGCTTAATTTTGTAGTAATTGGCTTAATGGCTACATGAATGAAATCGCCGAAAAATCCCCAATACTGACCTTTGATAACCGACTGTATGCCAAGTTTTTATATTGGATGGGTTGGCGGATCAGTTCGATTGCAGAATTCTTGAAAGAGAATGATAAAACTGTCCACGCATGGAAAACCCGTGATGAATGGGACAAAGACGCACCTGCATGTCGTATTGCCGAAGCACTTGAAGCCAGAATGGTGATGCTGATTTTGAAGGATCAAAAGTCGGCACATGATTTTAAAGAAATTGATTGTTTAATGCGGCAGGTCGAACGTCTGGCTAGGGTCGATAAATATTTAAATGGTGGCAATGAAGCGGATCTGAATCCGAATATTAAAAATAGAAATGCTAAACCCAAAAAAGCAAATTTACCCAATGCATTGACAGAAGAACAAATCGAACAACTGATTGAAAAATTTGATGAGGGATTATTCGATTATCAAAAAGTCTGGTACCGCAATGTAGATCAACGTAACCGAATATTGCTTAAATCCCGTCAAATTGGTGCAACTTTCTACTTTGCCCGAGAGGCTTTGATTAAAGCAATCACCACCGGACGAAATCAAATCTTTATCTCTGCATCAAAAGCCCAGGCACACGCCTTCAAGGGATATATCAAAGATTTTGTCATGCAGGCAATCGAAGTTGATCTTACTGGCGATCCGATCGTGATTACTTTGCCAAGCAATGAAACAGTACGTTTATTCTTTTTAGGTACAAATTTCAGGACAGCGCAAAGTTACTCCGGCGATTTATATTTTGATGAGTTCTTTTGGGTTTATGGTTTTGCCCAATTGAAAAAAGTTGCCTCCGGTATGGCAACTCAAAAAATCTATAAAAAAACATATTTTTCCACCCCTTCCACCAAAACCCATGAGGGTTATAAGTTCTGGAATGGTGAAGCCTATAACAAAGGGCGAACCAAGGATAAAAAGGTTGAAATTGATGTATCACATGGTGCATTGGTAAACGGTGCATTATGTGGGGATCGTACTTGGCGACATATTGTTAATATTTACGATGCCGAACGTCAGGGCTGTGACTTATTTGATATTGAAGAATTGATCGATGAAAACAGTACAGATGAATTTTCTAATCTGTATATGTGTGAATTTGTCGATGATGGTCACTCAATGTTCCCATTGGCAAGCTTACAACCATTGATGGTTGATAGCATGGAACTCTGGTACAAGGACTTTAAACCAGCATTCAATCGACCTTTCGGCAACAAAGAGGTGTGGCTTGGCTATGATCCAGCGGAAACAGGCGACAGTGCCGGATTGATTGTTCTGGCACCGCCTGATTATGAATATTCAAAATTCCGTGTACTGGAAAAGTATCAATTCAAAGGCATGGATTTCAAATCGCAAGCCGATGTGATTGAAAAAATATGTAAAAAATATCGGGTGACTTATATCGGACTGGATACGACAGGTATGGGTACAGGTGTAGCCCAACTGGTCAAAGTCTTTTTCCCAGCATTAACCACATACAGTTATTCACCAGAAGTTAAAACATTATTGGTGATGAAAGGACTTGAAGTGGTTCAGGATAAAAGACTTGAATTTGATGCCGGTGATATTGATATTGCCATGAGTTTAATGTCGATCAAAAAAACCATGACCGGATCCGGTCGTCAATTCACATTTGAAGCAAGCCGATCTGAAGAAACCGGACATGCAGATTTAGCCTGGGCATTATTGCATGCCCTACAAAATGAACCGCTTGGCCAACGCCAGGGCGCAAAAACAGGTAGAACAAAAGTTGAGATTGGATAATGAGTGATGAACACGTAAAGCTAAGTGATGGTATGGTCTTTACCTTTGGCGATCCGGAACCGGTCTTAAATGGCTATCAAATACAGGATATGATGGAATGCTGGTGGAATGGTCAATATTATGAAACGCCATTTAATATGTATGGGTTGGCAAAATCGATTGGATCTAATCCCTATTTACCCAGTGCTTTGCAGTTCAAGAAAAACCAACTGTTAAAATATTTTGTGCCACACCCAAAATTAAACCTGAAACAATTTGATCGCCTGTGTCTTGAGTTTGTGACGTTTGCCAATGCTTATCTGGAGCGTGTAGATAATTGGTTGGGTGAACCGCTGTACTATCGTGCTTCGATTGCAAAATATACCCGGCGAATGAGTAAAGACAATGAATTCTTATTGATTAAAGATGATTATTCATTGCAGCCATATCGTAAAAATTATATCTGCCATATTGCTGAAAATGATATTAATCAAGAAGTGTACGGTGTGCCGGAATGGATGGCAGTATTGCAAAGTGCATTGCTGAATGAGTCGGCTACACTATTTCGTCGCAAGTACTACAACAATGGATCGCATACAGGTTATATCTTGTATATGAATGATCCAAATATTACCGAAGATGATGCCGATGCGATTCAAACTGCGGTAAAAAATTCAAAAGGTCCTGGTAACTTTAAGAACCTTTTTATCCACGCACCAAACGGCAAAGATAAGGGCGTACAGATTATCCCTGTTAATGAAGTGGCGACAAAGGATGATTTCTTTAATATCAAGTCAACTACACGAGAAGATATCCTAGCAGGGATGCGAATTCCACCTGTGTTGATGGGGATCATTCCGAGTAATACTGCTGGCTTTGGATCTCCAACGGAAGCATCACAAATTTATTTTGAAAATGAGATTATCCCATTGCAAGTACGGTTATCGTCGATTGTGAATGAATGGGCAGGGGAACAGTTGATTCGTTTTGATAATCCGATGCCACTGAAGGATTGACGTGTTGTGTATTGACAATAGACAACACGACCTGCAAGACACACCCTAAACATCATATTAATTTTAGTCCAAAAGCAAAAAGCCAAGAACTCGTAATTCTCGGCTTTTCTGTTTCCCACAAATTCACAGACAATAAGTGAGAACCTAGATGGATTATATCAAAGATATTGTATTACTGGTGCAAATTATGGACGCAATTTCAGTGCTCAAAATTCTTTTCATCGTCTTTTGTATTATGCTGTGTATTCTTACTTGGCATGCTCCAAAGCTATTAAGACTATATATAGAATATAAAGACCGAAATAATTAAAGGTAGATGGTAAAATGACAGCGAAAGATTCAGGCATTGTTGGCAAAATGAATGCATATGGCGATCTATTTTTAAAAAATAGGAATCGTAATTTCTATGTTTTTGATCGCATTCACATATTTTTATATAAATGTTTTGAAATAAAGATACAGGTATAGATAGAAAATTATGGAAACAATCGCTAAGTATAAATTTTTACGCATCATGTCCTATGCCATCATTTTTGTCGCCTTTATTTATGCTATGGCTCGTTTGATTGAGGTTGTGCGGTGGTGGTGATTAACTATCATTTTCTTTATAGGCTGCTATCCAGTCAGGATTATTTCCGAAAGCTTGAATTTTATAGGTTGATTTTGCTAAGATTTCACACCCTTTTGTATATGGTAATTTGTCAAGTAGCTTGTATTTATGTACATACTTATCATATTTATCAAATATTAAAGCTACCCAGAAAAATACAATAATTTCATGTATAGTAAATAAGGATTTTATTATATTTATGTGACTTTCATATGATCTATCTAATATATCTTTATACTCTTCTATTGAATCTAGTAAATTAATAAATGTATTAAAATAATTACCAATTACATAGTTTCTTGTCTCATAATGTTCAAACTTTATCCAATGCTGATATAGCTGCTCTCGACGATTATTAAAATTATTTTTTACATCGAATTTTTCCAAAATAGATTCAAGAGTTATATTTTTTCCATCTATTCTTGATAGAAAATTATTAGCATATGATACAAAAACCTGATCTTTGGTAATAGATTCACCCCCAGGGCTTTGTGGGAGTATAATCATATTATTAATACGAAAACGTCTTTCTTCTAATAAGGCATTAAATAGATTATTAAAATTTTGTTTTTTAGATTCAATTAATTGATTATTCACAATATCCAATTGAGTTTTTGCATTTTTTTCTTGCTCTTGCAAAATTTGAGTTTGATTTTCAAATTCTGTTTTTTGATCTTTAAGTGCTTGACTTTGACTAGCAAGTTCCTTACGTGTTTCTCTCAATTCCAACATTTGTAAAAACAGTGAAATGATTAAGGTAGCAAAAGCTAGCCCACTAAATAAAGTATTCAGTGATCCATACATATCACCATAAGTACCATACTTTTCACCTAAAGCACCATAATATGATCGACCTGCCATTTCTTCTTCAGTTGGTATTTGATAGGGCACACCTTTCCATGTATTTTCAGGTAAATTTTTTGAATTATATTTATCATCATTCATAATACGATCAGGGTAAGTAACCCAAACGCCATAAATAATAATCCAAGATGCAGCGATTGCGATAAGCCCTAAAAATGTAAAACTTTTATAAAATGGTTTTTCTTGTTCAGACATAGTTAACTTAAAAAATAAAAAATCATCCCCACTTGACCCGTAAATAGTAACTAAGTTACTATCCTAAGTACAGAGCAAAATCTCTGTACAGGCGTGGAAACCTGTTTATTTATTCAAGAGAGCAGAAAATATCCGCTCATAAGCGGCTTTTTTTGTCAAAAAAGTCTGATCGACTATACTCGCTATGGTAGATCGGACAGGGCAGCCTTGTGCTGGCCGTGTACTCTTGAGCGGTATTTCCACCCCTGTTCGGTCTGCCACCATTCCGTGGAAAGAATGGCGGTAGGTTTGTAAAAACTTATTCAAGAGTAAAGAACATGAAAAAATCAAATCATGAGCGAGGATTAGCAAAGCATTGCTTTGCCCGAGCGCAAGATGAGAGCTATGCTCGAATTCGAGAACACACACCAATCTACGATGTAGATGCCCATCTACGCCAACAACGAAAAAATAAACGTCGCAAAGCCCTGTTAGATTCAACAGCCTTATTTTGCTCAGTCCTATTTGCATTCTCTTTTTTCTTTATGGGGGAATAATCAATGAACACATCATTATTTGACCTAGACAACGCCGTCTTTATCCAAAACCAACAAGTAAAAACCGATAGCCTGAAAGTCGCAGAGATTTTTGGGAAACAACATAAAGATGTTATTCGAAAAATTGAAAACCTAGATTGTTCACCCGAATTTACGTCAGCGCAATTTTGCGCCCACGTACAAACTATTCAGGCTGGTGCAGTTAAAAGAGAGTCCAAATACTACGAAATGACCAAAGATGGTTTTATCTTCTTGGTCATGGGCTTTACTGGAGAGAAGGCAGCACAGATCAAAGAAGCTTATATCAAAGCCTTTAATACGATGGCAGTGCTATTGCACAACCAACAGTATGTATCGCAAGGTCTGCAATACGGTGCAAAAGTCCAGTTAATTTCAGGCAGCCCAGAGTTTACCGTCAATCAAATGATCTACGATGAAGAGGGCTATCTACATAGCGTAGAGATTGTATGTTGGAATAAAAATCGCCTGCATAAAGAAATACTTAACGTCAGTAGTGTTATTCCAGTCAAAGGATTTCAGAGTGATGTATTAGATACTTTCTGGAAGGCTGTCTTTGCCTATGGGCTGGACAAATTCAATCATAGCAAGAACCCCAATCTGATAGCACTTAACCTAAAACAAGTGTCCCAATCTATTCAAGGCATACCACCTCGTATCGAACTGGCAGGATTGCTTATGCATAGCCGTGATCCTTATCCAAAGTACATGCAGCATAACTATGCAGTACATAGTGCTGTCACGGATAAGACGGTCAAGTGTTGGGTATTCGATACCACAAAACCACAACAAGCCATTGAATTTAACGCATAA